GTTGCAGGGGCTAATGAAATGATCGCATACTGCTTCCACAGCGTTGACGGTTTCAGCAAGGTGGGGTCATACACTGGGAATGGTTCTGCTGATGGCCCGTTTATCTACACAGGATTTAGACCGAAGTGGGTGATGATAAAGCGAACTGATAGCTCAACTGGTGCAAACTGGCACATCAAAGATACAGAAAGAGAAACTTATAACCAGATGTATAAGTCGATTTATGCTGATTTAAATAACGCTGAAAACACCACAACAACAGTCCATGAGATGGATTTTTTGTCTAATGGATTTAAAGTTAGAAACAATGACAGCGGGGCTAACGCAAGTGCAAGTGCTACATACATATTCTTAGCTTTCGCAGAACAATCATTTAAGTTCAGCAACGCCCGCTGATAGGAGAAATCATGTACACATACAATGAACGTATTATCAGAGCAGGACGCGGTTGGACAGACTCCAATGGCGTGAAGCACCCAACCAACTGGATGCAGTGGGATGATGCTACCAAGACTGCAATGGGTCTTGTGTGGGCAGATGATCCTGCACCATTCGACTCACGGTTCTACTGGTCAGCAGGAAATCCAAAGGCACTGGATGATGTGACTGAGACTGTTGATGGTGAAGAAATCACAACAGCAGGGTTGAAGACCAATGCAATCGCCCGAGTCAAAGCAACAGCGGCAGGACTGCTTGCACCGACTGACTGGATGGTGATTAAGGCATCTGAGGTTGCTGACTACTCTGTTGACGCAGACACGCTGACTTATCGTGCGGCTGTCAGAACTGCATCGAATGACATCGAGACAGCGATCAATGGTGCGGCAGATCATGCGGCGTTTATGGCTCTGTACGATGCGCCAGTAGATGCGGACGGAATCCCAACAGGTAATGCGCCTATCAACGACTGGCCTGAAGTATAATCAAGTTATACCCACTGATCGGAGCAAGCCATGCCGTTGATCCCGCTTAAAATACCGCCCGGAGTCTATCGAGTAGGCACTGATTACGAAGGCTCCAATCGCTGGCGTGACGCTAACCTGATCAGATGGCATCAGGGATCAATGCGTCCAGTAGGTGGATGGCGCGATCGTACAGACGCAAGTTCATCGTTCAATGCTGCGCCTCGCGCTATGCATGCCTGGGTAGACAACTCAGCAGATACAAAGATGGTCCTCGGTTCTGCCAATGAGCTTGTGCATGTTTCTGGCTCTGGCGCAATTACTGACATTACGCCGTCAGGATTCACAACTGGTAATGATGACGCGCAACAGAACACTGGCTTCGGCGGATCGTTCTACGGCACGAGCTACTACGGTGTATCCAGACCGATTACAGGCGGATTCGATGAGTGCGATGTATGGGCATTAGACAACTGGGGCGAGTATCTAGTCGGCTGCTCAACGTCTGACGGCAAGCTCTATGAATGGGCATTGCAGACAGCACTAGGCGCAGATGTCGTAACCAATGGATCGTTTGCCACTGACTCTGACTGGACTAAAGGCACGGGCTGGGCAATTGCATCAGGTGTTGCGTCATGGACCGGAACCACTGCTGCTGACTTAGAACAGGCAATCACTGGACTGCGCGACAATACAGCGTACCAGCTCAAGATCACTGTGATCGATCCAGACAACGATGCGAACCCGGCAACGATACCTTCAGCCAAGATCAAGGTTGTCGGCACAACAACTACCACTGAGCTTGTCAATGAGACGCTATCCATTGGCGAGAATACAATCGACTTTACGACAGACGATGTTGGTGTGACCGTTTATGTGTTCCCTGCAACTGACGCAGAGCCAAACTTTGACGTAGACGACATTTCACTGAAGCGTGACGTAAAGGCAGCGCAGATCGCTAATAGCCCGACATCATGCAAGAGCCTGGTGGTGACAGAGGAACGGTTTATCTTTGCGCTCCAGGCGGATGGCAATCCTCGGAAGATCGCTTGGTGTGACCGCGAGGACAACACAACCTGGACAGCGGATGCGACAAACGAGGCTGGCGACATCGAGCTTCAGTCAAATGGCGAGATTATGTGCGCTGCGAGGATGCGTGGCAGAACGATTATTGTGACCACGACAGATGCCCATATAGCGACTTATCAAGGACCGCCATATGTTTATGGCTTTGAGCGCGTTGGTACGTCCTGTGGCGCGGTTTCCCGTAACTCACTGGTGGCACTAGACCAAGGTGCGTTCTGGATGGGTTCTGAAGGCTTCTACATGTTCGATGGCAGCACTGCCAAGATGATGCCTTGTGATGTACAGGATTATATCTTTGACGACATCAACACCAACCAGGCATCGAAAACATTTGGGGTCCACAACAGTGAGTTTGGCGAGATCTGGTGGTTCTACGCATCAGACGGCAGCACAGAGATTGATAAGTATGTGGCCTTTGATTACTTAGAGAACCATTGGGAAGTTGGCGAGCTGAACCGCACTACTGGATGTGACCAAGGCGTTTATGGGCATCCGATCTGGGTTGATGAAACAGGTGTTCTGTACGATCACGAGGTTGAAGGTGCGCCACATGACTCAGCAACACCGTTTGCAGAGACTGGTCCGATCAGTATCGGTACTGGTGAGAACATCATGAAGGTCAACAACCTGATACCTGACGAGGCAACTCAAGGCGAAGTACAGGCCATCTTCAAGACTCGGTTCCATCCAAACGACACAGAACGGTCTTACGGCCCATACACGATGTCCAATCCTACATCTGTTCGCTTCAGCGGCAGACAGGTCAGGATGCGTGTCGAGGCAACAAGCAACGCAGACTTTAGAGTCGGTACAATGCGTGTGAACGCAGAGCAAGGTGGTAGACGGTGAGTTCGCCTTACTCGCCTCCTCCTCCACTTGGGCCAAGCTGGAACTCTTGGGGCGAACGACTGAACGCCTGGCTGTCACTGACTAAGGACAAGCTGAGGTATCTCACATCAGGCGAGTCAGCAGCAGAAGATGGTGTGATGGTGTGGACGCGAGATAACGGTCACGCGGCTGTGTCACTGAACGGCAAGTATGAGCCTCTGGCATATGGGCATAATTGCCGCTTGCAGATCTACACCACTGCGACTCATTCAGCGGCATCAGCGGACACTGCATATGCAATCACATGGGAGAATACTGCTTACTCAGAGGACATCTCTGTGGACGACACAGTGACTTCTAGGATTAACTTTCCGCGCACCGGAACGTATCAGATCGATTTCTCGGCAGAGCTTCTGTCTACCAACAGTTCAGCAAAATCAATTTATGTGTGGCCGCGCATCAACGGCACAGACATCCCGTATTCCACGATTGTGACCACTGTGACCAACAACGGTGACAGTTTTGTCGTTAGTCGGTCAGGCATCTTTGAGATGACCGCTGGAGATTATCTGGAGTCCATGTTCGCAGTCACAGACATAGCATTAACGATTGAAGGCTCGGCGGCTACAGCGTTTGCCCCAGCCGCACCTTCAGCAACCATCTCGGTGACACAGTTACGATGAGCGCACAGGAAGAAGTACCAAAGGTTGTCCAAGAGCTTTATCGATGCCAAGAATGGATCGAGGCGGCACTAGAGTATGCCGGAGGCACACACATCTTTGCGGATATCGCTGAAGGCGTATTGTCGGGTACAATGCAACTGTGGGCTGGCGAGACAGGTTGTGCGGTGACTGAGATCATCGTTTACCCAAGAAAGAAAGTCTTGCATGTGTTCCTAGCAGGTGGCGATATGAGCCAAATCATTGATTTTCAGGAAAGTGCTGTAGAATTTGGTAAAATGAACGGGTGTACAGCAATGACCTTGGCCGGACGGCGAGGTTGGACAAAAGTTTTAGACAAGCATGGCTGGAAAGAGTCGTTCTGTGTAATGGGCAAGGAGTTTTAGATGTCAGGCGGTAAAGGCGGAAGCCAAACGCAAAGAGTAGAAATCCCGGCGTGGATGGAGGACGTTGCAAAGCGCAACCTAGCTCGCGCTGAAGCAATGAGCAAAGTTGGATACCAGCCTTACTACGGCACAGATGTAGTCGGTTTTGGCCCTACAGGCGACATGGCGCGTCAGGCTAACATTGACGCCGCTATTGCGTATGGCATGGCCCCAGAAGGCACAAAGGCTACATCGATCGGCGACATGAGTAGCGGCACTCTTTATGACCAAGCAGTCGCAGAGGCGGCTCGCAGGAATCCCGGCCAAGAGGCTTACTACAACCAGTTCTTTATTGATCCTCAAACTGGTTCGATGCCGGGCTACGATCAGGCAATTGCTGAACAGGCCGCACGAGATGAGATGTTACGCCAAGGCAGGATTTCTCCTGCCTTGCATGGCGGGGATAACCGTGATGGACCTGGAAATCCCGTAAGAGAATTTACCGTAGGTCAAATACAGGGATTTGCAAACAAAGATCTAGGAATGATGAGGTTTTTGCCGGGGGCATCTTTGGCGCAAGCTCTAACTCGCGGATATGTAAATTATCAAGCCAAAGATCCGGCATCTGATTATTGGAATACTGGGGCGGGGTTTTCTGACGGCGGCGGGACGTATACGACTAGCACAGGACGAGAAGTTTCTACATCAGGAATGAGTCCAGAAACAAGAGCAGGACTTGAGGCAACAACGGCAGAAAGCTCTTACGGGTTTGGAGATTAAGCAATGGCTGGCGCACAAGGCGGAAACGCAAACAAATTAGTCGCAGATGCAATGCAGAAGGCTGGCGCAGGTGCTGAGGCCGGAATGCAGTACATGCCTGAGACCGTCAACGTAGGCCAACTTGCTACGACTGATATCTCGCAGTACATGAACCCGTACACGCAACAGGTTATTGATACGTCAATGGCTGATCTCGAACGTCAGCGTCAAATGCAACAGAACTTAGGCGCACAACAAGCGTCAGCGGCTGGTGCTTTCGGTGGATCGCGCCAAGGTGTTGCGGAGGCTCTGACTAACGAGGCGTATCTGCGCCAAGGTGGACAGCTATCCGCTGGGCTACGCCAGCAAGGGTTTGAGTCTGCACAAAATCGTGCGTTGCAGGATATTCAGAGCCAATACGCGGCAGACGTTGGAAATCGTCAAGCAGGATTAGCCGGGGCGCAGTTTAGGCTCGGATCCGCACAACAGCTGGGTAGCACCGCTAACGTAGGATTTAATCAGGCTCGCACAGTACGCCAAGACTTGTTTGAACAGGCAATGCGTGAACGCGAACTTAAACAGCGTCAGGCAGAGCTAGCGGCACAGCAGTACGCACAACGTCAAAACGCTTTAGCTGGGTCATTAGGCATGGTGACAGGTGCAATGGGCGCAACACCGTACCCAACAACACAAGTTGGAAGCCGTCAGCCTGGTCTGTTTGACTACCTGACAATCGGCGCGATGATGGTATAGGAGTAAATAATGGACGGTTTAAGACCACGCGCACAGGGGATCATGGACTTCATTGGTAGTCTTGGCGCAGATCTATTAACACCTCCACAGGCAAGCCCTGTATTAAGAGGCAGTACTCCGCTGCAACAAGCAATGGGCAGACCAGAGGTTCAGTTTTCGCAGCCTAGCGCGTCTGCAATGGTCACAACTATGCCTGACGGCACGATGGCAATGGCTAGTCCTACCCCAAGAGTGCAAGCAATGGCATTAGGTCAAAACTATGGCGGAATGCAGGACAGTCAAATGCCAACACCTCCACAGGTGACCCCGGCAAGACAAATACCTGACATGGGCGGTGCTGGCGTTCGCATGAACCAAACGCAACTCGCTGAACAGGCAGCAAAGGCAGTCGAGTTAGAACGGCGTAATCCAGAGGTTGCAGCAGATCCTGGTTTCATGAAGACAGTGTCAGACTTCTTTGGCGATCGTGAGAACATGTTGAGGCTTGCACTAGCATTTAATTCCATGCGCTACCAGCCAGACTCTGGACTTGCATCTGTGATTGGTGATGAGCTGCAAGATCTCCGCAAGACCAGGATACAGGGCAAGACTGTTGGTGCAGTCGTTAGTTTCTTGCGAGCTAAGGGTTACGATGAGTACGCAAAGGTTGTTGAGCAAAATCCTGCACTGGCATCTAGCGTGTACGAACAGGTTATTCAGAAAGAGCTGAAGCCTGGTGCTACAGCCAAGACATCTGGCGTTCAGTATGACGCGCAAAACAGGGCTTTCGTAAACGTATCTGAAGATGGTATGCAAAAGGTTGAATATCTTAAAGATGCAAGCGGGCAATTTATCACAAGACAAGACCCAACTGATGTAAGACGTTTAGAAAAAGAATGGGATATATCTATTAAGCGTTCTGATGAGATAGGACAAAAAGCGTCTGGCTTAGAATCAAACTTGATGTTATTCCAACAAGCATTAACTCAGCTAAATAACGGTGCAGAGTCTGGCCTTGTTATTAGCAGATTACCTGCATTTGATGCTCAAACAGCAGCACTCAGATCAATAGCGCAACAGCTCGGCATCCAGACTATTAACTCAGCCACATTTGGCGCGTTAAGTGAGAAAGAGCTTGAACTAGCTTTGTCAACCAACATGAACTTGAGTCTTAAGCCAGAAGAGTTAAGAAAGCAAATCATCGAAAAGATGGAGGCGACTCAAAAACTTTATCTTGAAATGAGAAAGAAGGCTGCCGAAATGTCTTCAATGCCTTGGGGCGAGTACAGCGAGCTACAAAAACAACGCGCTGAAGAAAACGCAAAATATTTAAAGAAGCCAGAAGATGTAAATGCTCAAACTTGGTACGCAATGACTCTTGATCAAAAGAAACGATTTTATGAAGCAGGGCAGTAATCATGAATGAAGCTCAAAAAGCGATCATCGCTGAAATAGAAGCTGGCCAAGCACCAGGTGTTATTCAGGATCAGCAACAAGCTCCAGTAGAGCCTCAAAAGACAAGAGCTTTCTTTCAAGGTGTAACTCTAGGATTTGCTGATGAAATCGAGGCGATGGCTAGATCTGCATTGTTAGGACAAGGCGATTACGAGCAAATCAGAAACGAAATTCGGCAGAAAATCAATGCATACCAGCAAGCTAATCCAGGTGAAGCTATCACAATGGAAATCATAGGCGCAATTGCTCCAACAGCGGCTGCCCTTCTTATTCCTGGTGGACAGGGTGCTGGCGCGGCAAATATAGCTCGGTTAAGTGGGTTAGCTGGAGCAAAACAAGTTGCGAAGGTAGGTGCTTTAGAAGGTGGAGTCACTGCATACGGTACTGGCCAAGAAGGATTGTATGAAGATCTTCTGCGTGTACCTACAGGGGCTGCTTTAGGTGCTGGTGGTGGCGTTTTATTGAAGCCAGTAATGGACGTTGCAGGAAATTTGGTCAGCGGATTAACTGATACCGCGAGGTCCATGTTCGGCAATAAGGCTGGTTCAGCAGTACAGGCTGAAGTTAATCGTTTGGCCGATGAAACTTTAAGAACGCCAGAAGAAATTGTTGCTGACTTAATGGCTGGCCGATTGATGTCTGAAAATGAAACTTTGATCAAAAGTTTGAGAGCATACATGGCAAAAGGTGGCGAGGCAGGAGCTAAGATTACTCAGCGCATACCAGAACGAGCAGCGCAAACGCGTCAAGAAGCACTAGGAATGCTCCAAGAAGGATTAACGCCTGGAATTACAGACAATGTATTTGCGGCAGCAAAGCAGTCAGAAAAAGTATTTAAGTCGGCCCAATCTGCTGATTACAATCGAATTTTCCAGTCTGGCGCAACAGTTAGTAAAGATGTTGCTGACACCATGTCTGAGGCACTGATTAGACTTCCGAATGCACAAGAGGCACTAAACAAAGTTTACAAGGCTCGCGGCAACCTCGTTCCTTTTTTCAAGTTTGACAACACAGGTAAGCTACAAATCGTAAGACAGCCAACAGTGGAAGATGCAGAACTTGTTAGACGCGCTATTGATGAGGCAACAACAAAAGCATTCAAAGAAGGAGAAGGTGCTGTAGGCGAAGCTCTTTCTCCTTTAGAACGTCAGTTACGAAAACTACTAGATGATGAGTTCCCTGATCTTGCAAATGTCAGATCTAATTGGAGGCAGCTTAATACAGCAAGAGATGCGTTCAAATTAGGACGACAGTCAATGGGTAAGAGCGCAGATGAAATTGAGTTTGAGTTCCAGCAATTAGTTGATGCCAACGATGTTGGAGCAATTAGGACATTCAGAGCTGGATTCATGGATGCGCTGAAAAATAAAGCTAGGCGATCTCCAGGGCTGTTTGAACGATTGGGTAATGAAAATACATCAGAAGGCGCATTGTTGCGCGTTGTTTTCCCAGAAGACCAAATTGACGATGTTATTAGAACTGTTCAAACTGCTGGTCAATCACAGCGAGTCAAACAGAAAACAATGGATGCTTCTCCTACGTCTATTGATTTAGGCGCACAAGCTCGGATTGGTGACTTTGTGTCGGCAGGTGACGTACAAGGGGCTATCGCTGGGAACCCTAGAGATATCGTGCGCGTAGGCTCAGGAATTGTTCGGGCCATGTCTCCTGATTTAACAGATAAACAGAGAAGCGAAGTCGTTGATATTATCATGACAGATAATCCAGACGTTTTGCGTAGAGCATTACTGGACGATACTGCTTTTGGTGAGCTGCAACGTCAAATTTCAAAAGTAGTTAGTGCGGTATCACAAGGAGCGCAAAGAGGCGTTCGGATACAGGCTGGCGAGCAAGGCGGTGAGTTTGCTCCACTGACAAATGCAATTCTTGAAGGGATAACGCCATGACACAAGCACCACAGCCAATGGATCAAGACACCATCCAGAACATTGCTAGGGATGCTGTCACTGACGCGCTCGACTTTATTGAGTCTGAGGTGTCAGAGGATCGCATCAAGGCGCAGCGTTACTTTGACGGCGAGGTTGATCTAGGTGCTGAAGAAGGGCGCAGTGGGGTTGTTGCCACTAAGGTGCGTGACACCATTCGCCAGCTCAAGCCAAGCCTCATGCGCATCTTCCTGTCGAACGACAAGTACGTTCAGTATGTTGCGCGTAGACCAGAAGAGGTCAGACAGGCAGAAACTGCCACGCAGTATGTTCATGCACACTTTACTGAACGTAACGGCTACAAAGTCATGGCCGATGCAATTCATGATGCGCTGCTGAAAAAGGCTGGCATCGTTAAGGTGTACTGGGATGAGTACCAGACAGGTGACATGTATGACCTGACAGGACTCACAGAACAAGAGTACATGATGATTGCTCAGGAGGATGATGTAGAGATCATCGAGCAGTCAGTGGAGACAACAATTGTCATTGATGAGTTTGGCACTGAGATCGAAGCACCGATTTACGATGTGAAGCTCATGCGCCGCAAAACAGAAGGAAAGCTGTGTGTGGACCCAGTCCCGCCAGAGGAGTTCTTCATTGACAGAAACTCTAAGTCCATTGAGGACTTTTATGTTTGCGGCCATCGAACAGAGATGCGCGTTGGTGACCTGGTTGCAATGGGGTATGACTTTGACGAGGTGTCTACGCTGACATCAATCTCAGAGCATGACACGCTGGCTGAGGCAGAAGACTTTGAACGCCGTGGATACGATCAGATAGATGATGAAGATGTCAAAGATCCATCTATGCGCAAAGTGGCCGTCACAGAGTGCTACATGCGGATGGACGTTGATGGCACTGGCGTTCCAACAATGCAAAAGATCACGCTAGGCGGAGGACAGTACAAGCTGCTGGACTACGAGGCGTGTAATGACGTTCCATTTGCAGTGTATGAGGTTGACCCGGAGCCACACGCATTCTTTGGCCGTTCGATCGCTGACTTGATTATGGATGACCAGGATGCTGCGACTGCAATCCTGCGCGGCGTTCTAGATAACATTGCAATGACCAACAACCCGCGTTTGTCGATGGTTGAAGGCCAGGTAAACATTGATGATCTTTTGAACAACGAGATTGGTGGCATTGTTCGCATCAAGCAACCTGGCGCAGTACAGGAAATGACCATCCCATTTGCGGCTGGTCAGGTGCTTGGTGCTGCTGAGTACTACGATCAGATCGTTGAACAGAAAACAGGTGTTTCACGCGCATCGAACGGTCTTAACCCGGACGCGCTACAGAACACCACTGCAACAGCGGTACAGATCACACAGTCAGCGGCTGCTGGTCAGGTTGAGGTGATCGCAAGAAATCTTGCAGAAGGCGGTGTGACTCGCATGTTCAAGCTCATGCTGAAGTTGCTCGCAGAGAACTCACCTGACGAGGTCATGATGCGTATCTCTGGTGATCAGTTTGCACCGATTGATCCACGATCCTGGAACACAGAAATGGGTATCTCTGTGAACGTAGGTCTTGGTACTGGCAAGGACGATCAGAAGGCTGCGGCACTACAGGCTACACTGCAAACACAGATGCAGATCTGGCAAGCATACGGTGCTACCAACGGTCTGGTTGGTATGACTAACATTCGCAACACGCTGGCTGACATTCTTGCTCTTGGCGGATACCGCAACGCAGACAGGTACTATTTGCCGATGAATCCAGAAATGGAACAGCAATTGGTCATGATGGAGCAGCAGAAGGCGCAACAGGCTGCGATGGCACAGCAAGACCAACAGGCACAGGCTCTGGTACAGGCGGAGACAATCCGCGCACAGGCCAAGGCGCAGTCTGACATGGCGAAGATCCAGCTAGACGCACAAAAGGCTCTGGCCCAGGATGACCGTGAGCGCGACAAGATGGACCAGGATCTACTGATCAAGGCCGCAGAGATCATCGGCAAGTACGGCACAGCGGTAGACGTTGAGAATATTAAACAGATGCAGCAACAGCAGCGGTTTGCGGACACAACCCCGGCTGAAGCCGTTCCAATGGCGAGGTACTAATGTCCAACATTAAGGACAAGGCCGGAAAGATACGAGGCTTGATGCGAGACGAGACTTTTGTCGAGATCATGCAAGGCGTAAGAACAGAGCAGGTTGGTGTATTTTTGTCCAGTAGTGCTACAATCGAAGCTATCGAGGAAGCGCACCAAATCGTTGTTGCACTTGATAAAATTGAGGAGTACATGCAGAAAGTCCTAAGTGACGAGGCAGTGTACGACAAGAAACATTCATAACACTGGAGACACTGTACCGTGGAAACGACAGAATCTGGTAATACTGCACTGAGCTTAGACTCAGCGGCAGATATGCTTTTACAAGATCAGCAACCTGAGCAAGCTGAAGAGGTAACAGATGCGGAGGAAGAGCAACTCTTAGAAGACTCTTCTGGTGATGCGGACGACTCGGATGATGCTGAGGTTGAGGAAGTCGATGCTGATGAAGTCGAGGAAATCGATGATGAGGCAGAAGACGAGGACTACGAAGACGTAGAGGAAGACGCAGAGGAAACAGACCCTGTTGGTGATGTCCATACCGTAAAGGTAGACGGCGAAGAGAAACAGGTAACTCTAGAAGAACTCAAGCGTGGTTACTCAGGTCAGCAGTACGTCCAGAAGGGCATGCAAGAGGCGGCAGAGGCGAGGAAACAAGCCGAATCTGTCTATCAAGCCCTGACGCAAGAAAGACAAAATCTTGCACAGTTAGTACAAAACTTACAGGCAGGTCAATTGTCACCGCCGCAAGAGCCAAGCCGTGAAATGTTTGACTCTGATCCAATTGGCTACATGGAAGCCAAAATGCAATATGAGGATCAGGTTAAGGAATACAGTGTCAAGGCATCGCAGATTCAAGGACAACTGCAAGCGCAGTCAGAGGCGGAACAGCGAGCAAGGGCAGTGTATGCACAGCAGGAGGCTCAGAAACTGGTAGAAATCATCCCTGAGTTGCGTGACGCAGGTAAGGCAACACAATTCAAGGAGAAGATAGTGAAGGCAGCAACAGAGTTCTACGGCTACACGCCAGAAGAGATTGCAGCAATAGGTTCACATCGTGATTTCATGGTTCTACGCGATGCAATGTTGTATCGGGAAATGGCGGCAAACAAGGACGTTGTGAAGCAAAAGGCTAAGAAGGCCAGACCTTCAATTAAACCTGGAGCCAAGCGAGTTCGTACTAGCAATGACGTAGATCGCAAACAGCGTTCGCAACTGAAGAAGACAGGTAGCATCAATGATGCCTTGTCTCTGATTTTAGATAACTAACTTGAGGTAATTGAGATGGCACAGCCAACCAACACTTTTGACAGCTATGATGCTGTCGGTATCCGGGAAGACCTCCAGGATATCATCTATGACGTATCTCCAGAGGAGACTCCTTTCTACAGCGCATGTGCGAAAGTAAAGGCAACTAACACTTTCCATGAATGGCAGACAGATGCGTTACGCGCTTCTGCGGCTAACGCGCACGTTGAAGGTGATGACACAACTGCTGGAGCAGCAACTGCTACTTCACGTTTGGGTAACTATACTCAAATCTTCAAGAACGCAGTGTCTGTACCTGACACAGACGATGGTCTGAACAAGGCAGGACGCGCTAAAGAAATTGCGTTAAATTGGGGCGCACTTGCAGCGTAAGTTGCTCGATTAAATCCTGTGAATTGCTGGGACGCTAAATCGAAAGACAAGCCAATCAGCAGCCAAGCGCATCAGGAATGGTGTGAAGGTTCAGAGACTAGGTCATGGAGTCCAGAACGGACGGTAAAGGCCCACGAGTGCAGGACATCCCACTGGGATGAAGATATAGTCCGACACTTCAGCGAAAGCTGGAGAGCTAAGGATAAAGAGCCTTAGCGTAACAAATGACCAAACACTGAAGATCGCAAAAGAGCAGAAGCTCGACATCGAGAAGGCGTTGTTTGACAACAATGCTCGTGTAGCAGGTAACTCTACTACAGCTCGTGAGCTTGCTGGTGCGCCAACATGGTTGATCACCAACACTGACTTTGGTGCGAACGAAGGTGCTGACGCTACTGGTGACGGTACAGATGCGCGTACTGATGAGACTACAACGCTTCAAGCGTTCTCACAGGCTCGTTTCGACTCTGTTATGCAGTCAATCTGGGAGCAAGGCGGCAAGCCAAACTCTGTTTACTTGTCAGCGTTCCAGATGAACAAGGCACTTGCATTTGACGGTAACAACAACCAGCGTTCACAGATCTCTGCTGACGCAGGTAAAGTGTCAAACTACATGGCGGTTTACTTAACTCCTTGGGGAGAAGTGACATTCGTACCATCGCGTGAGAATCGTTCTCGTGACGTATTCATCATGCAGGACGACATGTGGGCCGTTGGTGTACTACGTCCAACTAGGAACGTAGCGTTGAGCAAGACTGGCGACTCAACCCGCCGCCAGGTTGTAACAGAACTCACTTTGGTCTGCAAAAATGAAAAAGGATCAGGTGGCGTGTTCGATAACACCACATCTTAATTGATGTAAAATAAGGAAGGGGCTACGGCCCCTTTCTGCTTAGGGAGATTAAAATGGCAAAGTACAAGGTAACTGTTTCAACATTCTTCATGGCCGGGAAAAAGTACCGCCGTGGCGACATTGTTGAATGTGCAACTCCAGAATTACACGGGACTAGACTTGAGCTGGTTCCAGAGCCAAAGGTTGAAGAGAAGCCAAAGGCAACGCGCAAGCCACGCGCTAAGAAGGCGGCAGAATGAAGATCGGCGAGAAGATTATGTTTGACCACGCCGAGAACAAAGTGGTCTTGCAGAAAACTCATGACGTTAACCCAGAGATGCACCAGGCGAAAATGTTCCGCGAGGCAGGTGTTGGTCAGTCAGGCGAGCATCGTCTGGTTGGTACGATACCGCTGCATATGATCGCAGAATGGTGCAAAGAGGCTGGCGTTAACTGGGACGATACTCAAGCAAGGTCAGAAGTTGTGAAGCGCAAGATTCTGTCCGGCGAGTTCGACAAGTTTCGAGTCTGGAAGGGCAGATATTGAGATGGATAAGCGTACCGCTGCATCAGCGCACAAGCGTATTGATAACATTGAAGTCAAACTGGCTAGTCATGAAGCGGTATGCGGTGAACGCTGGAAAGAAACAATACTGCGTATAAAAAGGATAGAAGGGGTGATGGTAGCGGCTACGGGAGGAATCATAGCCATGCTTGTAGCAATCCTAATGAAGGTCACTTAGATGTTAGTTGAGATCGGCCTTGCCATCAGTGCAGTCAAAGCTGCAAATGAAGCCATCTCTTCTTTAAAAGAAATGGCCGGAAATATTTCATCCATAGGCCAATGTGGGAGCCATTTGTCTAAGCTCTGTGATGCCAAGGAAGAAATTAAAAAACAGGCTGACCAAGGTGACTCGGAAGCGTTCTGGGAATTGGAGCGCATCACCCAAGAAGAAAAACGGATCAAGGAATTGATGGTGTGGGGAGGTCGGGCAAACCTACTCAGCGACTACGAGACTTTCATGCGTAACCGCAAACAGATGCGGGACAACGAGAAGAAACGTGCAGAAGCTAAAGCACTGGCTCGTAAAAAAGCCATACAGAATGGATTTTTGTATGCTGCTGTTGGCATTGCTGTTCTCGGTGTGGTGGGCGGGGCCGTGGCCCTTCTACTTTGGCTTATTAGTCTTAAAGGGAAGTAACTGATGGCTATTGAATACCGTGGCGAAAGATTCAGTGGTTACAACAAGCCAAAGCGGACGCCAAACCATCCGCGTAAGTCGCATGCTGTTCTGGCAAAAGAAGGCGACACCATTAAGCTCATTCGATTCGGTCAGCAGGGCGTTTCAGGTGCTGGCAAGAACCCCAAATCCGACAAGGATAAGGCTCGGCGTAAATCTTACTACGCCAGGCATAACGCGCAGGGCAAGCCCACAAGCAAGCTGTCTGCAAAATACTGGTCACACAAGGTGAAGTGGTAGGAGTCAATCATGGCAATGTACGGCAAGAAAACAATGAAGAAAGGCACAAAGAAAATGGCTAAGAAAGAGTTTCAGCCATGTTCACGCTGCCCGAATCCTGCATCCTGTAAGAAAGCAGGGATGTGTCTAGCTCAGGCGATGGGCTAATGGCTTCAGAGCCAACAAATAAGTCGTTGTATGCTCGCGTAAAGCGTGAGGCTAAGGCTAAGTATAAGGTTTGGCCTTCAGCATACAGTTCCGCGTGGTTAACCAAGGAGTACAAGCGGCGTGGCGGCAAGTACAAAACGGTCAAAGGCTAAACCCAAAGGCGGCCTAACCAAATGGTTCAAAGAAGAATGGGTTGACCTCAAGACCGGGAAGCCCTGCGGCAGATCTGGAAAAGAGAAAAGCACACGAGCTTACCCATCGTGCCGTCCTAAGAAGGTGGCGGCCAAGATGACAGCGGCAGAGAAAAAGTCGAGCATCAAGCGTAAGACTGGCCCTGCCAAGATTAAGCATGCTGTAACGGCATCAGGACGGCGTAGGAAGAAGACATGACAAAAGAGATGTTGGAGAAGTACGATGCGAATGGGAACGGCGTTATCGATCAGGATGAGCTTGCTCTCATCCAGCTTGATCGTGCTAGGCGCGAAATGGAAGATGAAGATGCGCGTAGGGATGCGATGCTTAGACTCGAAACTGATGACAGGTCAGCACAGCGAAAAATGGCATATTTTGCGCTCTTTGGACTCCTCTTATACCCGTTCGGAATATTCCTGTCGGATGCATTGTCGATGGGCAAAGCGGCAGAGTTGATTGCAGATATCGCGCCCACTTATTTCGCCTCGATTGCCGTCCTGTGCAGCGCATTTTTCGGCAGTTCAGCTCTAAAGAAAAACATAGAGAAGAAATGAAATGAAGACCTGTTTGTACAGCTACACACAGGGCATGTATCAGACAGAGTGCGGACTCAAGGCCATACTGCGTCCACATCATCGGTGTGATAAGTGTGGCAGGAAAGCAGAAGAGGTGCGTTATGCCACTGACCAAGAAGGGCAAGAAGATCAAAAAAGCGATGACCGCGTCATACGGAAAAAAGCGCGGTGAGTCTGTCTTCTATGCGATGGAGAACTCAGGCAAGCTCAAGGGCGTTGCCAAGAAAAAAAAGAAGCGCAGAACCGCATGACCGTGTGGGTTCTTGTGGCGACACTGTTCATACAGGGCGAGTTTAAATTTATGGGCCTTGGAGTATTTGCCACAATGAACGAGTGCTTTACAGCGCGTGACTACTTCATCGCCACTGGCCCACAACCAAAGATCAACTACGAGGCGGTCTGCATACAGACAGACCAACTGGAGGTTTTATGATTCAGATGCTACTTGGCCCTGCGATGGAGCTGGGCAAAGAGTTCTTGAAGGGCAAGGCGGACGAGAAGAAGGCCATTCAGGAGCGCAAGATTGCTGCGATCCAGAATGACGCAGACTGGGAAGCTAAGATGGCTGATGCCACAAGCAACTCATGGAAGGATGAATGGTTTGCGATCATCCTGAGCATGCCGTTGATTGCTGTAGCCTACAGCGTGGCAATGGACAACCCTGCTGTCATTGAAAGACTGAATGCAGCGTTCGACACGCTGAATACTCTTCCAGAATGGTATCAGTACTTACTTTTTGTCGCGGTCACTTCAAGTTTTGGAATCAAGGGCGCAGACAAAATTATGAAAATGCGAGGTAAGAAATGATCGAGAACTTTGAACAGTGCCTGGAGATGTTGCTGCATCATGAAGGCGGTTTTGTTAATCATCCTGCTGACCCAGGCGGAATGACCAACCTCGGTGTGACCAAGAAGGTGTACGAGGAAT